CGAGGACTTCGAGGCCAAGCTCGAGGAGATGGGCACGACCCTCTTCAGCGCCCAATACCTCCTCAAGCCCCTGAGCGAAGAGGACGCCCTCTGCCCGGAAGGATGGATCCGGCGCTGGACGGCGCTTCCGGAGCTCCGCTGGAGATCGATGGTCATCGACCCGGCGCTTTCGGCCAGCCCGGGCTCGGACGCGACGGGGATCACGATCGTCGACACCGACGAGAACGGGACCCTCTTCGTTGTCTTCGCCGACGAGTTCTTCGTCACTCCCGACAAGCTCATCGACACGATCGTCGCACTCAAGAACCGCTTCGACCCGGACGACATCCGGATCGAGAAGGTCGCCTACTCCACCACGATCGCGGACACCTGGGTTCACCGCTACCCGGAGTTGAACATCTCGTTTGTCGAGCACAAGGGCCGATCCAAGGGCGACAAGAAGAACCGGGACGTTATGAACACCCGGATCTGGCGCCTGAAACAATGGTTCGAGACGCGGCGGATCCTGCTCCCGCCCCTCGGCCAGTACCCGCTCTTCGAGAAGCAGCTCGTCGAGTACCCGGACAGCCGGCGCGACGACATGCTCGACAGCCTGGCCTACCACCTGGACATCCGGACGATCCCGCGCCGGAAGGGCAAGATGATCCTGCCCTCGGGCCGCGAGTTCGTTCCGAACATCAACGAGAGCTTCGACAAAGAATACGATTCGTTCCTGGAACGAAGGGAAGCCATGCGCGAGGAGAGGTATCAAGATGGGTATTTTTAAGACCATGCGCGAGCGGCTCGCCCTTGAACGGGAATGGCTTCCGAAGATCCATGCCGAGCTCGTCAAGCTCAACGAGCGGCACGGCCAGCAAGCCCACGATGTCCTGGCGTCCTACAAGGACCTCCACCTGGATCTCAAGGGCCTGGCCGCGGCAGAGACGAATTTCATCGAGGTCATCCGCCACTTCTTCGCCATCGAGCGCACCCTCAAGGACGCGGAGGCCAAGCGGCTCGAGAAAGAGGAGCAGGATCTCTCCGTCGGAAAGCACGATAACCTGTTCTGAGGCCTGAGATGGAATACAAAGACCAAGCGATCCTGCCGGAGCAAGACGAGGGGCTGCACCTGGATTTCATCCAGAAGCAGATCCTCAAGCACCCGGTCGTTGCGGCTCACCACGGCAAGTGGAAAGAGCTCATCGAGTGGGAGAACGGGAACCAGTTCTCCTATTGGGACGAAGGGGTCTCCCAGATGATGCCCGTCGAGCTCAAGCGGCGGAAGAAGCGCGTCGTAATCAACCTCATGAAGCCGCTCGCGGAGACGATCGAGGGCAAGCTCAACATGCAGGTCCAGTACGAGGGCGTGCCGAACTCCTCCGAGCTCAAGGACATTAACGGGGCTCAGGTCGCGACGAAGTTCCTCGCCCACAACGACTACGTCAACGACGTCGAGGCCCTCAACGAGGACCTGAAATACGACCTCGTCCGGACCGGGAACGCCTTCCGCAAATGGACGTGGGAGACGGACCGCTTCGGCTACGTCAGGGTCGGCGATAAAGATCGCAAGGAGGACGAGGGCGAACTCGTCGGTTGCGTCCCGTCGATCTTCAATATCCGCGTCGATCCGGTCGCGAAAAAGATGGAGGACGCCCGCTGGCTCATCGAGATCGGCGAGGTCACGGAGGACGCGATCTGCGCCGCTTTCGGCATCGAGCCGGCCGACATCAAGGCCACCCAGGAGGCCCGCGCGCCCTCTCTCGGATCATCCGACCAGGTCAAGTTCCGGGGCATGAACGAGAAGCTCAACGAGAAGGACCCCGAAGAGAAGACGCACATCATGGCCTGGTATTGGGAGAGGTCGAGCGAATACTTCCCGAGCGGCCGGCACATCATCTCGATCCCGGGGATGGTCCTCTGGGCCAAGGAGAACCATTGTCTCGGCGAGATCCCGTTCTTCCACTACGGCTACAAGCGCTACGGGAACTCGATCTGGCACACCGGTCCGCTCCATCACGTCCAGGACATCCAGCGCGACTTCAACCGCATGATCTCGATCATCAGCGAGCACGTCGAGGGCTGGCGGGCGAAGATGGCGATCGACAAGAACCAGGCCATGAAGAAGGGCGCCTTCACGATCGACAGCTTCGAACTGCTCGAGATCGACATGTCGAAGGGCGTTCCGATCCCGATCCAGACGCCGCCGCTTTCGCAGGAGGTCCTCAAGCACCGCGATTTCCTCATCGGGGCGAAGGATATGGTCTCGAACGTCCATGAAGTCTCGTACTCCCAGCTCCCGCAGTATGCCACGCGCGCGCCGGCCAGCCTGTACGCGCAGATGGTCGAGCAGGAGAACCTCAAGATCGACCCGATGGTCCGCCGGTTCAACCGGACCGTGAAGAAAGAGGCCACCTTCCGGCTCAAGATGATGGGCGAATACTACAAAGAAAACCGGATGGTCAAGATCATCGGCGTCAACGAGCGGTCGTCGATCGAGTATTGGGCCGGGTCCAAGATGGAGGGCAACTACGACGTCAAGCTCGTTATCGGCGTCTCCATCCATCAGTCCAAGACCATCCAGCAGCGGATGATCCTGGACCTCAAGCAGGCCGGGGCCCCGATCGAGTGGAACACGATCTTCAAGCTCATCTGGGAAGGCGACGTGTCGGAGAAGATCCGGGGCGACATCGCCGACGAGCGCCGGGCGAGCCGGGAGAACCAGGCCTTCATCGAGGGGACCTGGAAGAAGGACTTCAAGGACGGCGGTGTCCAGATCATGCTCACGGACGCCCATGAGGTCCACCTGGATGCTCATACGAAGTTGACGAAGATGGAAGAGGCTCAGCAATGGGACGAGGATACCTGGGCCGGGATGAACGAACACATCTTCTCGCACTTCACGCTCATGAAGTTCCTCCTCCAGCGGAGCGCGGCCCAGCAATCGACGACGCAGGGCGCACTCGCCGGAACAGGCGCCGTCGGAGCGGAGGAAGAGGAAGCGGGACAAGCGGCAGTAGCCGATGAAACTCAGGCCGTCGAAGACGGTCTGCCATTCTAATCAGGAGGAACAGTTATTATGACCGATCCCAAAGACCAAGGCCAGACCGAAAAGGTCGACGGCCAGTCTGAGAAAACTCTCGGCCTGGACGAACAATTCGACAAAGGCTGGGAGGAAGTAGAACTGCTCACGCAGCAGGAACAGGCGGCCAAGGCCAAGCCCGCGGAGGAAGCCAAGGTCGAGACGAAGAAAGAGGCCGGGACCGACACCGCCAAGCCCTTCAAGGTGCTCAAGGTCGGTGGCAAGGATGTCCCGGTCCAGACGGAGGACGAGCTTGTAGCTCTGGCTCAGAAAGGCTACGACTACACCCGGAAGACCCAGCTGCTCGCGGACGACCGCAGGGCCGCGGAGGGCGAGATCAAGACCAAGGCCGAAGGTCTCGAGACCAAGGCCGAGCAGATGAACAAGCTGCTCGACAGAATGGTCGAACTCAAGATCATTCCGGAGAAGTTGTCCGAGGCCAAGAAAGCCGCCGCCGTCGAAGCTGGCGAGGAGGCCGAGGCCAGCGGGGAGACGAGCGAGGAAGATGTCGAGGTCTTCAAGAGATTCGGCATCGACCCCGCCAACGCCTACCCGCACGAAAAGAACATGGCCCGGAGCATCGCCGCGCTCGAGCGCTTCGTTCAGGAGAGCAAACTGAAGGACGCGCAGGCGGTCGTCGATAAGGCGATCGCGGAGGAGCGGGACAATTTCCCGTTCGACGACGTCCAGAACGACAAAGGCGAGGACCTCACCCAGAACCAGATCACGTCGATCGTGGTCAGAAAGAGGCAGCAATCCGGAATTGCGAAGCCTCCTATCGACCAGATTGCGACCTGGGCCAGGGAAGCCGTCAGAGAGCTTCACGACATCCAGCGGAAGTCCACCACCGGCGCGGTCAGCGACGACATGGACCCCGCGGAGTTCGCGAAGGCGCACCCGAAGCTCGCAGCCGCACTCAAGGGCAACGGGGCCGCCTCTGCCGGCGCTGAGGAAACGGCGAAGACGAAACTCCCGCCGTCGGTCAAGCCCGCCCCGCGGGCATCGGACCTGACGCGGAAGAAGGCCGACGCCGGAGAACGCAAGTCGATGGACGATTACCTCAACGAAGGCTTTTCCGATCCAGACATAGTCAAGGCACTCACCGGAGGATAATCCATGTCAGTCGCACAACTCTCCACGACCGGGCTCAACAAGCTCTTTCTCGAGTACATCAAGCCCGGCCTGGAGATCGCTCTCTACGAGAACACGACCGTCTACGATCGGTTCAAGACCAACGTGGAGGACGTGAAGGGCAAATACGGCATCACCAAGGTCCTCACCGCCACGCCGAAGTCCTTCCGCGCCTCCAACACCTCCACCTTCCCCACGGCCGACCAGGGCTACTACCAGGAATTCGTCTACTACATGAAGCGCGGCGCCTACGGCACGCTTCAGTTCGACGGCCTGGCCATCGCCTGCGGCAAGGGATCGGGAGCGGTCAAAGAACTGGTCAAGGCGGAGATCGACGCCCTCATGCTCTACATCCCCTCGAAGCTCAATAAGCAGTTCTGGGGAGACGGGTCCGGGCGCCTGGCCATCACCTCGGCCGCCGCGGCCGCATCCACGACCGTCTACGTCGACGGCGACAGCACCAACTGGGGCCGGTTCGGCATCGACTCCAACGAGTACACGAACCCGTCACAGTACCTCTTCGAGGGCATGACCGTGGACGTCTACACGTCCGCGGGCGTCCTCGAGGCCTCCGACGTCGAGATCTCCTCGATCTCCTTCGGCGGCGCGGGCACCGACACGCTCACCATGGCTTCGGCCGTGAGCGTGTCCGACAACGCCCTCCTCTTCGACCACAACACCTACGTCGCCACGGAGGCCGGCGGAACGGGCGTTCCGATGGGCCTCTACGGAATCTGCGAGAGCGCCAATCCCTACATCGGGATCACGGCCTCGAGCGCGTTCCAGGGCGTCAACCGGACCTCGAACGCCTGGGCCACCGCCCAGATGTTCAACATGGGGACGGCCATCGGATCCCCCGCGGTCATCACCGAACAGCAGATGCTCAAGACCATCCAGAAGGTCGAGCGGTTCGGCGCGGTCGAGGTCATCATGACCAACGATTCGATCTGGCGGGCCCTCTACACCATCCTCAAGGCCGACAAGACCATGCCCAACGACCCCGGCTTCTGGGGCGGCCTCACGGGGATGAAGTTCTACGCCGGCAAGTCCAAGGCCATTCCCATCGTCTACGACGAGGACGCCCCGGACGGCCGTGTGTACTTCTGGGGCAAGGACGCGGTCCAGATCACCGCGCCCGACCGGATGGGCCTGGACTGGCTTCCCGGAGACAACGGGAACATCCTTTCCAGGGTCCAGGGCAAGGACGAATGGGCGGCCAACATGCGCTGGTACTACAACATGACCGCCAAGCGGCCGCGGGGCATCGGCGTCCTGCGGTACGTCAAGCACGCGAGCGCGTAAGGAGATCACCATGTTCGAGTCAGCCGATCAAATCATCGACAAAATCAAGGTCGGTTCGCTCATCGGGAAGGTCCTCCTGAGCGCGACCGACGCCGAGACAATCGATCCCGCGGGTTATCTGATCGTCAACATCACCCAGGCCGGGGCCGCCGAGACCCGCGGCCTGGCCAACGGGGTTGAGGGGCAGATCCTCATCATGATCTGCTCCGTCTACGCGGCCGATGTCGTCGTCACCCCGAGCGCACTCGCGGGCACGACGATCACGTTCAACGCCGCGGGAGACACCTGGATCGGCGTTTTCTTCTCCGGAGAGTGGCACACGATCGCCACGGCCATCATCACGGGCGATGGTGGCGCGGTCGTCGCCTAGTCCAAGGGCGAAAAGAATGGACACCAGGGGCCGGTACGGTCATCCTAGAGCCGGCCGGCCCCTTTTTTCTCTAGCGCATTAGGAGAGCGCAAAAAATGGGTATGCTCAAGGGAAATCAAATCAGCGGCTTTCTTCAGACCTCCCAGAGGGTCAAGCAAATCGTGGCCATGAAGGGAAAGAACACCGACAGCGTTCTTTGGCTCTACGGAAGCCCGGCCAACGGCCAGGTCGCCGGTGGAGCGGACGGCTGCGAACTCGCCCAGGGCGTCCTGAAGGCCGAGTTCTATCGTCTTTCCGGCCAGCAGTTTCTCACCGCGGATTCCAGCAACGCAGACTACGATTGGGGCGGCGCCTACGACGTCACGGCCCGGATCAACGTCGGGAACTATGCCGCCAACACATCGTCCTACGGCGGCATCCAGGCCCTCCGCGTCTACGCCCGGCAGTATTCGGGCGGGTCGATCTGCAACATCTTGGGCGCGGAGATCTCCGCCGATGAGCGCGGGACCGGAAGCCCGTCCTGCGCCAACATCGTGAGCTGTCTCGTCACCCAGCGGATCAACAACGTCGTCGGGACGTTGTCGAACGTCCTCGTCGTCGAGGACACCTCCCAGGGCACGATCACGCCGACGACCTGCACGGGAACGGCCATGCTCAAGCTCCGATCGACGAGTGCGATCGCTTCGGGGGCCCGCGCCTCGGGCATCCACTTCGAGACCACGGGCTCGGGGAGCGGATGGACCAACGCCTTCTCGTTCCAGACCGCGGCCGGAAAGGAAGGCTTCACGGCCATCGTGAACGGGTCTCTCAAGGGCAACGTCGACGGCTACATCAAGGTCTACGATGTGGCCACCGGCGCGACGCTCTACATCAAC